AATGGAACCACCAATGGAAGAAGGAGTATAACAATGGCTTTTAATTTTATGTCCTTTTTAGGTGGTGCAGCCGAACAGCTTACAGATGTAATTGAAACACGTGAAGCTGAACGTATGTATGAAGAACGTCAGATTAAAGCAGAGGAACGTGAAGAACGTAGGTTTGCTAAACGTCAGGCTGCTGCTGCTGCACGTGATCGTAAGAAAGCGGAAAAAGAAGCGGAAGATGTAATAAGTGCTTTGTCTGTATTTTATCCAGCAGATATGGCGACACAGATTGCAAGTAAAGGTAAAGTATTTACTAAATTTGCGTTAGAATCAGCACAAACTGCTGTTGGTAAAAAGATAGACCCTGCTACATTGTGGAATTTTGCAACAAATAAAAAGGGTGAAGTTGATCAATCTGTAATTACTGAAACTTTAGATTTTAAACCTGCTAAACCAGCACCTGCACCAGATGATTTAGTAGCCTCTGATCAATCTTTGTCATTAAATATAGATGCCTATTCAGAAATGTTTGTTGAGCCTGATAAATATGAGTTGGCCCATAACCAACGTATTTCTGTACTAGATCAAAAAATAGCACGAAATCCTGATAGTCCTATGATTGAAAGTTGGAATAATGAACGAACTGCATTGTATGAGAAATTAGCAGAACTTAAACAGAAAGAGAAAGAAACAACAGGCACTACTACACCTTCTTTTACTTTAGGTACTGTTGCATCTAATATGGCAGCATTTGATAAAACGGCACTACCTAGAGCAGGTTTTAAATTAGGCATAAATGATCAAATTGAAAATTTAGAAGAAGGTAATATGCATATGCAAGACATTGCCTCTTTAGATACTGTAGTAATGGCTACAGAATTTAATAAAGCATATGATGATCCCGCAATGAAAGCAGCAATTGTTGCTCGTAGGAATGCAGCTATTCGTGGTTTAGCAGACTACGCATTTGATACATATAACAAAGAAGATAGTGTAATTGACGAAATGACAATAGAGGAATATGCAGCAAAAGCCGATGCTAAACAATTAAAAATTGGGGATATTATAAAAGTAGGCGGTTATTTGCATGTATATACAGGTATACCAGACATATATAATGGACAAGTTTTTTACGATTTTAAAATTGGAAGCAATTAAATGACTAATTCTACATTAGAGTATCTTATGAATAGGGATAACGTTGCACGGCCTGTAACTACACCTATTATTACTCAAGAAGATGATGAAGAAGAAAGTGTAAAGACAACTTCAGGTGGCTCTTCTTTAGAATATCTTCTTAAAAGAGATGCAGACTACGTGCCTGAACAAACTGTAGAAATTAATCCAGAAGAAGATGAAAGGTTTGTAGAATACTATTCAAGCAGACTTCTGCCTGTTCCTGATACTGCTGTAGCATACTATGATTATCAAAAAGAAGAACGTACACGTTTAGAAGATGTACGTGAAGAAGCTCAAGCCACAAAAGAATATTTTGCTTCTTTAACAGATGAAGAGTTTGATCAATTTGCAGATGCATTACGTAAAGACTTACGTGCAGGTGATGACATGCGTAGTGCCGATCCAATTACTGTAGCTTTAAGTTATTTGCCAGCAAAAAGTTTAGTAGGTTTAGGCAATGCAGTAATGAAATTAGATGCATGGTCACGTGATAATGTTGAGATTGCATTAGAAAATATAAAAGAACAATCTCCTTTAGTATTTAAAGGAATTGATGCCTTAGTTGCAGGTGGTAGGTATGGCACAACAGATAACTCTACAGAGCTTGCTGATAGAATTATGGATAACTTTGGTGCTTTTTCAGAGTTCGCAGAAACTATTCCTGCTATAGGAACTTTAAGACATTCATTTAATGCTTTACAATTAAATACAGCTAGAACAGCTAGGCGTGTAGCTGCGGATCAAAAACTTTTAGAAACTGCAAAACGTTACAATCCAAGGGGTGCACAGTTAGCTACTATGGAAGCTTCTGAAGATGCACGTAAAGCAGCTAAAGCAGTTGCAGATAATAACATAGAACTGTCTAATCAAATGATACGTGACTTTGAAGATAAGACAGGTCGTATTATTTCTAAAGAGGTAGACGGTAAGCTAGTATATGATCCAGATGCCGCACGTAAAGCAGGTGTGGACACTGCAATAGATATAACAGAACGTGATGGTGCTTTGTTTGACTTAGCATTAGGTCAAGATACTATAACTACTCCCCTATTAAAACCAGAAAAGTTTGATGGCATAGTTGCTGTTGCATCAGAACTAAAAGAACAAATACCAGATGCATTTAATAATAACAAACCAGTAATTGATAACCTTTTAAATCTCACTCTAAGTAAAGACATGATTGGCGGTCAAGAATTAATTAACATGCTAAATAAATATGGACTGTCTTTTGAAGATTACGTTCTTACGGTTGTAGGTTCTGGCTCTCAGTTTGGTAAAGGATTGAATGTTATTTCACAAATTAAACGTAAGAAACCAAAAAGTGTTGCGAATGCTCAAATAGAAAAAAATGAGCTACTACAACAAGGTGATTTTGCCAAGGGTTTTAGACGGCTTGAAGGTGTTCGTCGTGGTGGGTTGGTATCACAGATTGCTACAGCTTCACGTAACCTTACATCTGCTGCTGTACGTGTACCATTAGAGAGCCTTGCAAACGTAATGGATACGGCAATTTATATAGGTACTGAAAGAGGTACACTGGCAGGTGCAGCAAAAGTATTTTCTCGTGATAATTGGAAAGGAAGTTTTAGCACATTTAAATACATGTTCTCACGCCCTGATGTAGCAAAAGGATACACAGATTTAATTTTAGATAGACCTGAATTGGCAAACCAATATTCAAAAATGTTTGATAACATAAATGAAATCCAAAAAGCTACTGGACGTGGAAGTGGTACTACATTTGATAAAGTTGTTTCAGAAATGGAAGATGTTGTTAGTGTGCTTAACACACCTAACCGTTGGCAAGAATTTTTAACTAGACGTGGCGTGTTCTTTGCAGAATTAGAAAGACTAACTAAACGAGAGTATGACATTGATCTTATAGATGCATTAAATGATGGTAAACTAAAGGACTTATTAAATGATGCGTCTAGTGTTAAGCCAGAAAAAGCAAGAAGTTTTGTAAATCTAATTGATGATTCCGTAACACGTGCTCTTGATGTAACTTATGCTAAACAACCTGACTTAGCTCCTTTACGAGAATTTTCATCTTTTATAACAAGGTATAACTTAACTGTTGTTATGCCATTTCCCAGATTTATGATGAACAGTATGGAGTTAATGGGACAATATGCAGGTGGTGCATCTATTCCATTAGCACGTAAAATGGCTGGTATAGTAAATAAAAACTACCGTGGTCCGTTAACTGCTAAAGATCGTCAACGTATTACACGTAACCTAATGGGTATGGCTGCTATAGGTGCAGCTTATATGTATCGTACATCAGAAAATGCACCTGCTGATTCAAATCAGATTGCTGTAGGTGATGATGCACAGATGGACACCACTGCAATTTTTCCTATGTCACAGTTTTTATACTTAGGACAACAAGTAAAGAATTATATGCAGTTGGGACTAGATGGATTTGCTTCTAAGTTTGACGCAGAAGAGTTTGTTGAAAAATTTACAGGCAGTAATTTTCGTGTAGGTGTAGGCGGCGGTTTGTTTGATGAATTAATTAATCTTGCAGATAGTACTGACCTGACTAAAGGAGAAAACACAGGTCGTGTAGCTGGACGTGCGTTAGGTAATTACTTAGGAACATGGGCAGTACCTCTTGCACAGATTATTGACATGGAACGTGCAGTAGGATTACGTGGGGTTGAGTATAAAGATGTTGCAAAAGACCCAACACTGGATGGTGTAGCTACTGCCATGAATGAAATCAGGCGATCTTTTCAACAACGTGGTCTTGGATTATCAGCAGAAGAAGAAGCTGCTTTGCCTAGTAGAGAGTATGTGCTTTTTCCTGAAGGTAAACAACGTCTGTTTCCCCATCTCAAACCTTTTGGTGTAACGGTAACTAATCGTCCACCAGAACAGTCTGAGTACCTTATGAGTTTGGGATTAGATTGGTCATCTGGAAGTAAATCAAAAGTACCAAGCATAGCACGTTATGAAAACAAAATGATTAACAGCTTCTTAGATGTTCTTGCAGATGTAACAAGAGCACGAGAAATAGAAGAACGTAAAAATTATGCAAATGCATCAGACAAAATAAAAAATACATTTACAGAAAAAAATTATGTATTAAATATGGTAAAGCCCCTTGCACATGAGCAGCTAACAAAATTTAAATCACAGGTACGAGAAGGTTCATTGAAACAAGGTGATGATTATTCTCGTGCATTAATTAAATATCGTAGGATACGTCCTGATTACAGGAAGCTGGCTACTACTGACTTCTTACGTAGGTATAACCGTGACCCTGATCCATTAAGTTCAGAAGATATAACTAAGTTAACCCTAATAGCAAAAGTATACAGAGATACATATCGTGCAGACGACGAGAATAAAAAAAGGCGGTAATTAAACCGCCTAATTTTTTTACCGTTTGTCACCACTTCCCTGTAACGTTCCCCTAGCCTTACGATCATATAGCTTTCGTAAGTTATTCCTTGCAAGCTCTGTCATGTCCACATTTAAATCCCGACAGAGTGCAGCAATGTACCAGAGGCAATCTCCTATTTCATCTGCAATTGCTTCACGATCAAACTTCCCATCACGTAAAATCTTTTTGACTTTATTTGCAACCTCACCTGCCTCTGCTGACAGACCTAGTGCAGGGTAGATTACTTGATGTTCAGATTTATAGATTGCAGTTTCAGATGCCATATCTTGATATGACCTAAAGTTTAGGTTCTCATATTTGTTTTCCATAAATGCTTTAGCCTCTTCCTGTAAGTTGTTCATACTCCTTGACCCGTTTTAACTGCTCAAAGTAGGCTTTGTTAAACCCACGTTCCCACTCCCTGTGTTGCATTGTATCATCAGGAAATGGATTAACGACACGCCCCTGCCGAAAATCTTTGTAGCCTTTCTCGTATTGAAATTTTAACGGTGCATCATATTTGCCAAGGCCACGTTGTTTGCGAGTTAGTTGTTTATTCATATGCATTCTCCTTTATGCTACGTTGATTAGTTCTGCTTCAGTGTAAGGTATGTGATAGAAGAGTTCACCTTTTAGAATGTTACGTCCATGTGCTTCACGTAGACGATCTTTTGTTAGGCTTGTATCTTTGATACGCCAGACTTGCTTCATGTCTTTGCGAAAGATATAGAAGTTAAGTACCCCATTCTCCCCTTCATATTTTTCAATCAGTCTGCCTTTACGTTCTGGAATACGTATCTCTTTCCAATCAGTAGGCCATTCTTCTTTCCATGCCAGCTTTACCTCTGCCTCATTGAAGTACGTATAGTTGTTTTTAGTTGATACAATATCTACATGGTAGTTCTCTTCTGTATTTTCAATACTATGTCCTGCACTTTTTAAATACTCTACGAGAGTATTTTTTGCAGGGGCATCATATGCTTCGTACAAAGCACGACTAAATTGTTTACGTGTTCCCATCTATTACTCTTCCTTTCAGTTCAAATAAAAGTTTCTCTTGTTCATACTCCGACATTATACACCATTCACGTATCTCGTCAATAGTTCTTTTACACCCTATGCAGAATCCATCGTCATCAAGGCGACAGACCTGCACACAGGGTGATGGAATGCTCCCGATCTTAGGAGCATACCGTCTTCTAACATGAGGCACACTCATTCACATTTGCGTAGACCAGTGGCTACATCAAAGTAACATGCACCGCCTTCGTCTACGTAATCTTGTGTTTCCTCTACTTGTGGTTCCTCAACAACATCCTCTGATGAAGATGCATTAAGAATGCCGTAACGTTTACCTGCTGCACGGAATGTCGTACAGCCTGATGCACCACCGTCATATGCATCCATGTAAACTTTCTTAAACTCTTCCCATGTTACATCGTCACCTGTGTTACATGTCTTTGAACATGCTGAGTCAACATAACGTGAAGCTACGTTCAATACTTTTACGTGATCAAACACAGAGAGTTCATTAGCAGTCTTACCTTTTACTCCAAACACACGATAACCATAGTCTTCTACTCGTTCAACTTTTGGTCCGTCAAAGGTTTGGATAGTACGGTCGTAGTAATGGGAGAAGACGGGTTCAATCCCTGATGATACGTTGTCGGCTGACAGACTGATAGTTCCTGTTGGAGCAACAGAAAGCAGATGACTGTTACGAATACCATGATTGCTAATAAGATCACGAATATCACTAGGCAAAGACTTAGCAAAATCAGAGTCAAGATAAGCTTTATCAAATAAAGGAAATGGTCCTTTCTCAATAGCCAACTCAACAGATGTTTTATACGCAACATCCCTAATCACTCCCATAATGTCTTCCAGTGTCTGCAGAAAACGTTCACTACCGTATTCAAATCCCAATGCTTCAATGGCATTGGCTACACCAGTAACACCAAGACCCATGCGGCGTTTACTCTTAGCTTCACCCTCTTGTTCTCTTAAAGGATATGTTGCACGATCAATTACATTATCCATTGCACGTACTACATGAGGCACATCATTGCGAAGTTGGTTCATATTAAACACATACTTACCATCATGCTCAACCATGTACTTAGTTAAGTTAAATGAACCCAACAGACATGCACCGTTTGGTGGTAGTGGCTGCTCACCACATGGATTAGTAGCTGCAATTGTTTCACAATAGTGTAGGTTATTCTTCTTGTTGATACGGTCAATGAATAGAATCCCAGGTTCTGCCCAATCCCATGTGCTGCGTAGTATCTGATCCCACAAAGCACGGGCACTTACTGTCTTGTATACACGTCCTTCAAACTGTAGATCAAAGTCTAAGTCTTCTTTTACAGATTTCATAAATTCATCCGTCACACCTACAGAGATATTGAACTGTGTCAGTGTGTCACTGTTGTTCTTAGCCGTAATGAACTCTTCAATGTCAGGGTGATCCACACGTAGTACACCCATTTGGGCACCACGTCTGTGTCCTGCAGAAGCTATTGTCTTACACACTGCATCAAAGATACCCATAAATGATATAGGCCCAGAAGATTTACTGTCCAGTGATTTGATCAACGTACCACGTGGACGTAATGTGCTAAAGTCGTATCCTATGCCACCGCCTAGCCTCATTGTTTCTGCAGCATTACGTGCGGCTGACATGATACCTTCCATACTGTCTTCAATAGTCATTGAAACAAAGCAGTTGTATGGTGTCACACGACGAGGTGCACCCATTGCTGATTGTACACGTCCTGCAGGTAGGAAGCGTTGTTCGTACAGGATGGTACGTAAGTTACCAAAGTGTGCTTCGTTATCTTTCAGTGCCTCTGCTACACGTGTCATTGCCTCACGAAATGTTTCACCGTGGCTACGGTATTTCATTGCATGAATTTCTTCTGATATTGCTAGTGTCGGTCCATATGTTTGCATGATTATTACTCCGTTATTATTTTCATGGCTTTAATTGACATTCCATCAATGTCATAAATAAATTCCTGTAAACTTTGTTCTATCTCTTCATCAATCACATTGTCTACAGGAACTGGGTAGTCTTCTTCGTCTATGTTAAGTGTCAGAAATACTTTTACTAGCATTAATAACCTTCTCCTGATAATAATTCATATACCACGTAGCCTTTTTCATGTCTTCATCGCCATTCTTATACTGCTCTCGCCACGTGTACTTCATATTATTTCCTTTAATATATCCACGAAACTCTTCTGGTGTTAGGGCGGCACGAATGGCTTCTATGCATTCAATACCTGCGTGATTATAGTGTGGTGGTTTGTTTACATTGTCTACCATTCGTATCTCCTTTCTAAAAGTTTACTTTAACTACGTTACCGTCACGTTCTGTTATTAACGGTTTGGTTTCTTCATCGTGGTTTAGTTCATCAACATATTTAAATAGCTTTCGTCGGACATCTGCGTCCTCTTCCATTAATGGAATAGCAGCTATTAACATATCAGTCAATACCCTAAGATGCACATAGTCATCTTTCTTCATGTTGTTATCATCTGTAGTTAGCATACCCACAGATAAATCACCCGTCCAATCACCTTGGCTATCTACCTCTGGTGATATACGGATCACAAAGTCGTTAGGGTTAAAGTTCATAAGCGTATCTGTCATACTATCTCCTTTTTATTTTTTCGTAAGGAAACTCTATTAAGTCTGGATGTTTGTCAACTCCTTTCTCTTTCAACCATTCCTCTGGAATAACCCTATCTGCATACAAGAATTTATTTCTCTCACACCATGTAGCATATGTACTCTTTGCACCCTTACTTAGCTTACGTCTACTGTTTTCAAACACAAACCGTATGTCTAAGTTAGGGTGTTGTTGTTTTATTGCTACGTGTTTACGTCTATCATCTGATGTGAACCTTCCTTTCACCTCTACAATGATGCCGTTCTGCAATATAAAGTCAGGAGTATAGGTGCGGTACATCAAGTCTTCCCATTCAATCTTGATGGCTTCGTACTTGAACATTACGTTCTTATCTTTCAAGTAGTCTTTGACTTTTATTTCAAGACCACTCCTATACCCATGCTTTAATGCAGCTTTAAACTGTTTACCGTGCACTAAAATTTCCAAAGAGTGTTTAACGGCATACCAAAAGAAGTAGCTTGTACACCTAACTCTTTTAGCTCTTGGCGAATAGCTTCGTCTGCATCTCTACGTGCTTGCATTGCACTGCGTAGTCCTGCGTACTTGGCTTCTCGCAAAGCTTTCTTCTTTTCTGCAAGTTCACGTTCCATTTCTGCAATGTGTTCTTGCATTTCTTTTATTTCATCATCACCTAACATAATCAATCCTCTATGTATGCCACCATCTTGGGGTCTTTTGCTTTACTAACCCGTGATGGTTCTTCAACCATGTTGGGCCAACACTCGTATCTGTAATCACAGAAACGACAACTATCATTTAGTACCTTGTTACCTGTAGGTTTACCCCGAAAGAACTCTGGTACTGGACTGAAGCAACGCTTAAATTCGTTGTTGTTTACAGTCTCTACAGTTTTAGCTATTTTAGCTAACTCTTTATCTAGGTCAAGTCCGTCAGCAGGTACGTATTTAAACTCACCGTTGCCTTTGTTTACAACCCACCATCCACCTACACGCTTGCCTGTAGCTTTAGCATATCCTGCAAGCTGACCTACATAACCAAACCCATCACCCTTTGCAAGGGTATCAAAGGATTCAAACTTGTTCTGGTAGGACCAAGGCGATGCTGATTTTACGTCATCAACTGCACCGTCTATGACAAGATCATAAGAGCCAGAAATAGTAGTACCATTACTATCTCCCACTTCAAGGCTAACTTTATCAGTGTCTTCAAACTCCACATTAGCAGCTTTAAGAAGCCCTTTAAAAACAGCCTCAACAATATCTCCTATCATCATGTTCATTACGAATGTTGTTGCTCTTGGCATGGCACTCTCAGGTTTGTTCTTATCAAACCAAAGCTGACAAGTAGGACGCCCAATGTTGGACATCCTAAGTGTAAACTCATTGCGAGATTTACCACTGCCAAACTGACGTAGCACTGCGTTTGCAACATCAACTCCAATGTCAAAGGCTTGTTCATCAGTGAACGTTGTCTTTCCATTGGCAGCATCAGTCATAAACTGGTGCAGCTTTAGTTCAGCAGGGTGATTCATTACACGAAGTCCTCTTCGTCAATGTCCACAAACGCATCAACAGTATCCGTGTCTGTGTTATCATTTTTGTAGGCATTACTATTCCAAGCATCCTTGATGTACTCGTTATAGTTCTCCACCCATGCAAGGAAGTTTGCAAATGTTTCCTGCTCTGCGTCAGAAACATCAAGTGTTTCCTGCAAATCAAGAGCCAAGGTAGGCACGTAGAATTTATTACCATTAGGCAATGCACGTTCTTCTGTTGCAGCCATTATATTATGCTGCACTGGTAGACGCCGCATCTTACCCAACTTGGTAAACAATGTACCTGCGGTTTTGAAAGCATCACGGTTTTCAATCTCCCAGATAAATGCCTGTGGCTCTAAGTCAACAGGATTACCTTGGGCATCTGTGACTTCACGCAGTTCTACTGTACCAAACATAACACGTACACGTTTGATCTGACGGATCAAGTCTTGTGTTTTCTCAGGCAATGCCTTGAAGTCTTCAATATATCCTGCAGGTTTACCACAGTTGAACCCACCGTCATTGTCCTTCATGTCACTGTTCAAATCATTAGCCATTAATGTTTTGACATAACGGTTAGGCGCAGTGTCTGTACCTTTAATAAAACGTTTGTACATAAAGCGTTGTAAGTACGGACGTATGATTGCGGTAGGTGCATAATAGGTTGGCCCATCAGGAATTTCCAACTTGTACGTACCACCTGATACAACTTCCATCTTTACCTTCTTGCCGTTCACTGTTTCCTCACCCATAATAGCTGAGTGATTAATACGTAGACGTGCAAGTGTACTTGCCTGTGTCTTTTGATTGGTGTCAACAGACATGCCCATTGCTTCTGCCATTGCATTAAAGTTGTTTGTGTTGATTGTTGCTACTTGATTCATGTATATCTCCTTTTCGTTTGTGTGAGTCTATAGTTATATCACGACACATCTTTTGTGTCAAGCCAATTCGGTCCAATCTTTGCCTCTAATAATAGTGGTACATTAAAGTCCAGTTTCCACTTCTTATTTACTATGGCAAGCAGCCTATCATTGGCAGCATTTATAATCCGTAATACTTTATCCTTCTCTTCTGGGTGCACATCAATCACGATGGAATCGTGTACGGTATTGACGATGCATGATTGCATTTTATTTACCCCTAATAACTTGTCAATGTATATCAGAGATATAGGTACAATGTCAGCCGTGGCAAACGATTGTACAGGAAAGTTTTTTATTTGTGTGAAATATGTCACACTACCATTGGCCCTGCGTGTTACATCAGGGAAAGCAAACTCACGACCAGATGGTGTTTTGATTTTGCCAGTAGCCAGTGCCTCACGTGCGAGTTCTTTGTGCCACTTACCAATGCCTGAGTACTTCTTTGTAAACTGCTCGTAGTACGCAGCCTCTGCAGGTGTGCGACCAAAACCACTGGCACCATAAAGCGGTGCAAATGTGTGTGCCTTGGCTTCCTGTCTGGATATACTCTGACCTGCATCAGTAATAACCTTTGCAGTATACGAGTGTACATCAAATCCTGTAGTCACTTCGTCAATGGCAGTCTTATCCTGTGATAGGAATGCAGCCACACGAAATTCTAACTGTGCAAAGTCAGCTTCCATTATGTGTCCACCATCCCAACGTGACTTGAATACTTTCTTGACAGGGAATGTACCGCCACGAGGCATGTTCTGCATGTTAGGATCAGCCCCTGATAACCTACCTGTAGCTGTACGATGTTGTAGTAAACGTACATGCAACTTACCGTCTTGCTTTACGTGAGTAGAGATACCTTCCACAAAGCTTGACAGGTAAGTGTCAACAGCAGAAAGCCTACGTACTCGTTGTAAGAAGAGTACTGCGTCTTCCATGCCACGTTGTCTAGCCACACCTTCAAGGTATTCCAATTTATCTTTACTTGTTGCGAAACCATTTGCTGATACCCATTTCTTTGTAGGTGCTTGGAACTTTAACCCAGCAACCATTTTATTATAATCAAGAAAAATATAACCCGTGCTATTGCACTCAGTGCATCTATTAGTTCTGGCGTATAGTGTTCCATCTTTCTTGACCTTTCTGATTTGTCCGTTGCCATTACAGGCAGAACATCTTTTTGCTTTCTGTTTGTACAACACCTCTGTGTTAGCACGAACAGTACTACGATACTCTGTGTCTGTCATGTGATAGTCTTCAAACATATCAGCCCATACCTTTTTGTCCTTTGGTTTTCTACTGTAGATAACCCAAGACAATTGCTCTGGACTGTTCAAGTTAATTGGCCTATCACCCATCAAGTCACGTACCTGTTGTTCAAGTTCTTGTACCAACTGATCACGTTCCTGTTCAAACTCTTTACGTACCTCTTCCAATGCGTCCTTGTCCACATTAAACCCACGTTGATATATCTTGGCAAGGTGTACAGCCAACTGATTAGATAACTTAACTGTTTCTGCCAGTGTACTGCATTCCTCGTATGATGTCTGCAAACGTAGGTATAGTTGCTGCGTAGCATGTAAGTCGTGGGAGAGGTACTCTGACAACTCTGCGTGTGGAATGTCACGCACAGAATAGCCCTGCTTGAAGTATTCCTTCAATGTATCCTGCTTCTGTGTGTCAAGGCTGTACCGTTCAGCACAAGCTTCAAGAGACAGGGGTTCCTTCTGCCCACGTTGCAGCACATACTCACCCAACATGGTGTCAAAGATTTCACCTTCATAGGTAAAGCCTGACTCCCATAACCATATTAGATCGTGCGCTGCGTTGTGCATAATTAGAAGGGCGGTGCTATCCAATGCTCTCTGGACAATAGACCGCCCCTCTGGTGTAGGTGAATGCTCAGAGTGATCAAAAGTAATAATGCTCTCGTTTCCAAGATCATCTAGCATACCTACCTGTACTAAGGTATTCTCAGGTTCAAACGGATCAAGGTGTAGCTTGCCGTTACGTTTCACCACAGTGTTTTCAATGTCAAGGGTAAGGTGTTTCATTTATTCAATTGGTCCTTCATGCCAGTAATCCCAATCATCAATTACCATATTGTTGTATGTTGCGTCAAGGTCTTTTTGAAACTGTTTATCATTTGCTTTTTCCTGCATAGCTTCTAATGCTTCTGTCAAAGTAAGATTAAACCGTTTCATCTGTGATACTAAAGATACTGCTGCTAGTTCATCTGTTGTCATTTCATTTCTCCTACTGGTGGGTTGTTCTCGCCATAGTTTCCATACTCGTCAAAGCCTTTATTAGCTTTTTCTTTTTCCATTGCTCTCTGCTTTTCATCGTATGACATTTTGCGAATGGGTTGTGTCAATGCATCCCATGAGACAGGAAACTTTATGCTCATGTAGTTACTGATTTGTTTTGCAACTTCCCTTGTCTCTGCTTGTGTGTCAGGAGCACAACGTAGGTTACACATATCAGCAAAGGCATCAAGGCTACCTGACCAATACCACTCAGTCATCATAGACTGTGGTAGTACCATACGTGCTTGCTCTGGGCACACACCTTCGTTAAGTAGTTGATCATAGGCTTGCCAAGCTTTCTCGTGATAATATTCAATACCAAAATTACTCTTCACCTGACCTTGACTGCCTTGCTTCTTATCTCCACTACGTCCACGCCATGTCTTAGGTACGTAGAACTCAGGCTCTTCATCTACATATCTACGGCTGATCTCATTCCAGCGTAAGAACTTATGTTTCACAAGCTGACGTGCTACAAACACTGGTGCTTTCACATGGAAGCTGGCAAAGCAATGACCAAAAGGTGACATGTGTTTGTATTTTGCAAGATAATAAATAAGCTTTTCATCCTTTTCCTCAAGCACCCACTTGCCTATCATATTATCAACACAGATCATGCCTGATCTTTTACCGAATGATACACGGGCAGCATTCACTACCGTAATATCACCGCCCATGTGATCTAACTTAGTTACTTCTATCATACTTGATACCTCGCAGTCTTGTATTCCAATTCACAATGAACAACACCGTGCCACCCACTTAGTTTATTTTTCACGACATTTAAATGGCGTTCATTATCTTCTTCGTCTTGCCCATCTACCACAGGGTTCTTGGCAATCAGTATCATAAGGTCAGCCTCTGCTGCCTTACCTGTACGTGATCCTTCCATCATGCTTTGGTTCAGTAGCACCTTTCCCTCTGCATCAGCAGATAGCTGAGACATGTAAAAGATTGCACAGTTGTGTGCCTTTGCAATCTGACGGGCATAGATGGCATTAGCCTTTAGTGCTTCATCAGGACGTGCATAGCCACCTGTACGTGCAAACTTATCACCCATGTCTAAGATTACAATGTCAGGTTTGTATGACTTGCACACGGACTCCACCCATGACATGTCACGATCACTTGCATCCTTGATCTTGATGTTGTTAGTCACAATGGAATACAGATCACGTGCACGGGAAGGATTATTCTTGACCTCTTGCATGGTCATGCCAGTGGCGGCAGTCAAGTACCTTGCACCAACACGGTGGGATGCCTCTTCATTACACAGGATCACACACTTGGCACCTTGATGTGCAAAACCATTCGGTCCAGCAATCAGTGACGCATGGAATGATGTCTTACCTGTGTTAGGACGTGCACCTACCTCAATCAAATGCCCTGCATTCACACCCTCTACCTTACGTGTGAGGGTAGGTATGTTAAACGTCCACTGTGATTCCAAGTCATTCTTTGCAAGCAAAGTTTCAATGTCAATGTCATCCCATTGAATGCGTAGGTCAGGTGTGAAGTCATCTGAATACCGTTCCAGTATGTCACGTAGGGGTTCAAGGCTACCCTTTGTACCATTCACATAGTCAAAGCCAAGGTTAGCAATGTCCTCGCCTACGACTTGTTGAAACAGCTTAGACAACACTTCTTGTGCTACGTCACTACCCATTGGTGACTCTTTCTTGATCTGATTAAACAGAGAACTGTAAGCTTGTTTCTGTGCAGTAGTAAGAGTAGGATTGTTTGACATAAACAATGCCTCAATCTCGTCAGGTGTAACGGTACGTTCATACCTATCCATAGCACGATCAATAGCTTGCTTGATCTTACGTACATCTTTACTGAACAGTCTGTCAGGACACTTGGCTCCACGATGATCCTCGTAGAACTCTTTGTCCATAAGACTGCGTATCAATGATAATTCCATTATGTTTCTCCTAAGTGTTGTAAATTTTTAAAGTCGGTAGGGTTACGATATTTTAGGTCATCAGTCAGACGTAATACTTTTACGTTGTCTACATAACCTCGTAGTTCTTTTGCAAATTGCAGTGTCTTTGGTAGGGCATCGGGGTCAAGTGCAATGATTACCGTTGTGAACCGTGATAAGTACTGCTTATGTACCTCAGAGAGTGACGTACCCAACACTGCTACCCCGACATATACGTCACTCTCTGAGCATCCAGAACTGCCTGTCGCACCTACAATAGCTGCACTCACACAGTCCTCAACGACTACCCCTGTTTTACCATGTCCATACACGTATGGCAAGGGGTTTTTTCCATATCTTTTCCACTTTGGTAACTTTTTTCCTAGTGCTCTGCCTGTGGCATCCACCATGATGTTGTTATGTACCACAGGAAATACGACACGGTGCTCACGAACATCATACAAAAGACCTAGTGATATGGGATCAATATCCCAATCAATACAGTACTCAGTCACTGCATCTAAGTCACGTACAATCCATTCAGGTTTCTGGAATGTGACTGCCTGTGTTTCGTCAGCTATAGTGCCTAATGATTTACGTATATCGTCACTTGACAGGTGTACACGTGTGCCACCTGACACACTGCACCCTGCCTTGTAACAGTTCCACATAAGCTGCCCCATGTTATTGGTAGCTGTAAACGTCTTGACTCCCCCACATACAGGACAGTTAGTACGTTTAGTCTCACCATTAACTAAATGCATATCACTTATATGTTCTTTTATATTCATTATGTATCACTCTCTGTGTTGTTCGTTTCACTCAAGCATACAGACATATCACGTTGTGTCAAGGCATTATTTGCACTTTCAAACGTGTGCTTCATGTATGGTTTCACAGATGCAACATGTGTATGCCCTGTTACTGACATGATCTGAGGTAATGGTACACCTTTATCAACCATTTGTGTTACTCCTGTTCTCCGTATGTCCATAAGACGTAGCTCTTCGTCTAGCTTTGCTAACCGCATGACTCTTCGTCCAACTTTAGACAGTCTCTCCATTGCGTAAGGCTGGAACAAACCGCCACGTGGTTGTGGGTGTGGTGCAACCCATTCTTGAAAACCAAAGTCAGCTTTCTGCTCAAGCAGCATCTCGTTCAAGTTATCACTGATGGGTAGGAACACCTCTGATCTACGTTTACTTTGCTCCAACGTAAGTTGTTGCTTCTTTAAATCAAGGTTATCCCAACGTAACATACGCATGTCACCCAAACGCTGACACCACTCGTATGCCATGTGTACAATCAGCCCAATGTTACGGTACTGAAAGTCACTGTACGCCACGTCAAGAAACTTGTTCACTTCACCGTGTGTCCAGATAACTTTACGTTGCTTCTGTTGCTTACGTTTGATCTTAGCAAAGGGATTCTGCTCTGCGTACTCCATTTGTATGGCATAATTGTACACTCTACTGGCACATGTAGCCGCATGATTGGCAAAGCTAACACCACGTTCAACCCATTGTTCGTATGCATGTTTTGCAATCTTAGGTGTAACGTCTTTATATTTACGACACCCAATTGTCTGATGAACAATGGTCAAGAAGTACCTGTAGTCTACCTTAGTAGAGGCACGTAACATCTTGAAATCATTAGACAAGTAATAAAAGTTTATAAGGTCTGTGACCTTGCTGCTTGGCTTTAGCTTTACAACCTTAGCTTGTTCTTCACGGTATGCATCTATCTCCTTGTTGTAGTTACGGGCAATCTGTCTGACCACCTTTGGATCATCCCCCAACTCTTCACGTCTGAAACCTACGTTCACCAGTGTCTGAGGTGGATTGAAACGGTAAGAGATGTCACCCGTAGGTGACACTCTTTGTTGTACATATCGTGGTAAGGTTCTCATGCAGTCTCCTTTAAATACTTTATGGCTTTTTTTAGTTTGTTTATGTCATCATCAAAACAACCCACACCCCTATTACACTTATGGCAAAGCCAACCTCTAAACTTTTTAGATGTGTGATCGTGATCAAGAACCCATGAACCATTACGTTTGTTACCCTTACCTGCAACATCACTTTCAGTGGCATTGCATATAGGACATCTATAGTTTTCAGGGGGATCACCGTAGGTGTCTTTCAGTTCTTTTCTCACTTTAGAAAGATCATTATTGCATTTTATGCACTCAGGTCTGTGGTAGTTTGACGCACTGTGTCTACTAAAAGATGATATGTGAAGAGTTAACCCACATTTATTGCAGGTTTTACTCTCCCCATCTCTTATCTGATTAGTTAGTCCAGAGAACAAAGATAGTTGCACTACGCAGCTTCCAATGTAATGAACCGATCATCAGATACCCACTTGCTCACCTCTTGTTCACGACTAAACATGCTGATAGCCTGTGTGTCATTGCCTGTGTTGCGTAGGTTGAATCCGTTACGTTCATCGGCATACGATGCATAGTTAGTAAAGGCAGAATACAATGCCCACTTGTTATGCCCACGTGTAGCTGCTTCTTGGCAGTACAGGCTGTACATTTTCTCTGCCTTACGACGAGATGAAATCATCTCTTCAAGCAAAGACTTAATGTCCACATACTTTGTGGAAGTTTGCGCCCACACCTGCATCTTTGCAGTCTCTTCGTAGAAGTCACGCCGTGCACGTACCAGTTCCTTAATGAAACCGTCTAGTGTAAAGTTGGATGTGTTCTTCTTACGCACCTTGTCATACTCGCCACGGATCAGCCCATTGGTACAGAAGAAATCAATAGCACCAAAGAATGCTTGGTTGCTGCATGATCCATCAATACCATGTAATGATATGATACGATTACCCAACGTAGTTGTGTGCTTGTCACTACTAATCTCCACCTGCATGTCAGGCAGAGTAATGTCCAGCATAGACCATGCACCACCACGTGCAGACCGCCACTTAAACCTAGCATTCGCCATCTCTGATGGGTCAAGGTTCTCTGTGATTGTATCATACACACCACGGTAGAAATCACCGTGTGACGCACAGGTAAACTTGTCACCTACAACACCAAGGTATTCACCTGTGTCTGCATTGATGACATATTTTTTATCCTTCACTTTAGTGGGTTCAAACTCCACAGGAAAGTCAAGGTAGTGTGGTACGTCAAAGTTTGTAATATCAAATGGCATCATTTGTCTCCTTCTAATTGTGCACGTATATCTGCTAGTAAGTCTTTGAGTTTTTTACTGTTTGCCATGCGGGTATTAGGTAGTATCTCTTCACACATTTTTAGCAAACGCAGTTCAAGTTCTCTTGTCATTCAGTCTCCTTTTCATTTGGTATGTGGCAACTGTGCCATAGTTATATAAGTATGTCAACACTTACTTGTAAAAAATGTGTGATCCATACTCAACTGTTTTGTCTA